ATGCTGACAGATACTGGGGTCAAAACAGCAAAGCCCAAGGACAAAGCCTATCGCTTGGCAGATAGTGAGGGACTGTTCATTCATGTCATGCCGACGGGGAAGAAGTTCTGGCGCATGCGTTATAGGTCGGGAGGCAAAGAACAGACCCTGACCTTTGGCCCTTACCCGTCTGTGTCTCTGCGGGAGGCTCGTGGCATGCGTGATAATGCCAAGGACATGATCCGCCAAGGCGTTGATCCAGCGCAGGCTGGAAAGCTCGCTCCGGTCCTGTCAGCCGCTCGTGAAGAAGATAGTTTCGAGAGTGTTGCGCGTGAATGGTATGAGCAGCGCAAGGATCTATGGAGGCCTCGGCATGCCCATGATGTGATCCATAGCCTTGAGCGGGATGTATTCCCCTTGATCGGTACATTGCCCCCTGGGCAAATGACTGCTCGTGTCGTCCTGCATGTCCTGAAGCAGATAGAGGACAGGGGGGCGGTTGAGACTGCGCACCGAGTCCGCCAACGGATGAGCGATGTGTTTGTCCATGCCATCGCTACAGGTCGGGCTGACAATGACCCTGCATCTGTGGTTAAGGCTGCATTGCGCCCTGTCCAGCGTGGCCGCCAACCCGCTATTACTGATCTTGAGCAGGCGCGCGAAATGATCGGCCGTGTTGAGGGTAGCGCTGCCCACCCTGTAACACTTCTTGCGTTCAGGCTTCTCTATCTCACGGCAGTCAGGCCGGGAGAAGTGCGTGGTGCATTATGGGAGGAGTTTTACGAACTGGATGGATCAGATCCGGTATGGGTGATTCCAAAGGAGCGGATGAAAATGGGAAGGGACCATATCGTTCCGCTCACACCGCACGTTGTTGCGGTGGTCAATGCGTTACGCCCATTCACAGAACGCTGGCCGCACCTTTTTCCTAATACACGGCGCCCCAAGACTGTGATGTGTGAGAATGCACTTGGATATTTACTGAATAGGGCTGGATATCATGGGCGGCATGTGCCTCATGGGTTCCGCTCCACGTTTTCTAGCACGATGAATGAGCGTTACCCGCAGGACCATGCTGTGATTGAGCTGATGCTGGCTCATGTATCGAGAGACAAGGTAGCAGGCGCTTACAACCGGGCATTGCATCTGCCCAGAAGGCGCGAGCTTGCCCAGTTGTGGAATGATCTGATTTTAGAGGGACAAGTGCCAGTTGAGGAATTAGTTTCTGGCAAACGAAAGCCCGTTAACTAATCGGGGTCATACTTCAATAGGCCGGTCGTTGCGCACCTCTGGGATGGTTATGGTTTCGGCATGCATGCCTTCCATTTTTACGGCCGAGCCGCGTCCTGCCGTCTGCTCAACCCGGATCTGTCCGGATGGCGTGACACGAATACTCAGCTTTGCGGCATCCGTTTTCAGTTCCATCGTGACGTGGCCGCCATGGTCATAAAGGCGCGAAACTTCACACGCGCCCCACTTGAATCCGTATTGCGTTGGAATTGCTCGGCTCATTCCTTCACCTCATCTTTCGGCGGGGCAGGTAGGGGTTGCCAGTGGGTTATATCGCCGTAAATCTGATGCCCAAATATTCCATCAACCCAGAAATCTCCTTCGTCTGGGCAGCTATCGCAATACTGACCGTATTCTCCGCATGTATGTGGGATGGGTCCATAATAAGCATCGGTAATTCTACGCCCCTCTCCATCTGAGTTAATCACCCAAAGATCAACATACGTCCTATCCCTCGGCGCACTCTCAATCGGCCTCCAAGCCGCCGCGTCTGCTGCTTCGATGGCCGCTGATATTTCCCGCCGGATACAGGCGCGGCGATACTCGCGCTCATATTCCTCATAATCATCTGTTTCAAACAGGATGACTGTTTTCCCCTCACGCGCTTCTGCTTCATGGTCACGTATGACGTGACGCTTTTTATTGTCGGTGCTGTAATCGAAGCCGCCTATGGCTCCGTCACCCCAGTGGCAATCCCTCCATCCACGGGCCTTAATGACGGCGTCAACAGCCGCCTCAATTCTTGGGTCAGTCATTTCTTCACCTCGTAAGGATCAAAGCCAAAACGCACACAAAGAAGGGCGCATACTGTAGAGCCATTGCCTGTGGCTCTCATGACCTGCTCCCATCGCATCTTGTTTCTCGTCGGCCGAGCATTGGCTACAACGCCCCAGAGAATTTTGTCATCTGCAACTATCTCTTTGAGCTTTGCGGATGCTGACGCTTGATGGTCTGACGTTGTAAGCATCACCCCACCTCCCGCGCTGCGTCGATGGCGGATCGGATTGTTTCAGCACTACCAATTGTGCGTTCATAAGGTTTAGCCATATGGTGCTGAATGATGTCGCAATAAACGTCTGCATCGCCTGTATCTGCTATTGGCTCAGACCTGAACCGCACATCACAGCATCCGCTCTCTAACCAATCCAACCGCTCACTATCCCGCCCAATCTCCGCCCGCGCGCGCTGTTCTGCACGGTGTTCGGCTTCGAGGATGTAGGGCGCAATGACCGAATCATATAATTCAGCGGCTAACTCTCCGCATTCAGCTTGCCCCACATCGATAGTTTTTCCATCTGGTGTTAGTGCATCTACAAGAGGGTATCCATGCCCATCATCGCCATAAGTGTGCAGAAGTGTGTAATCTTTCATTACTTCAATTATTTTCTCAATCTGCTCCTCTCTCGTCCTCATGGCGCGGCTCCAAAACTCAGCATGACATAGTTAGGCGCAAGTCCTTCAAACTCTTGATGATACAGAATATGCGTAATCTCCCGCACGATACCTTCGGACAGAAAACCAAGAGACTTGTTATATGGACGCAGGACGCAAATATCACCCACCTGATAGCATCGGTCATTAAGCCGGACTTCAGCCGTTTTTGTTCGATCCACCAAAGAGCCGTAATAAACTGGAGAAACCTTCAGCTCGTGTGTTGCCCTCATGGCGCGGCTCCTAGGCTGCGGATTATTCCGATAGCGTCTTGCAGGGCATTACTGCCATCACTGGCCCCAAAGTAATTTTCCTCGAAAAACTCAATGGCTTTCGCACACCGCCCCCGCTCCCCCGCCAGCATCTCGGCTATTTGTGCGGGGGTGAGGACGGGGATGGAATTGCGAGCGGCGATAACTTGCCTGTCGATCTCCGCCAGGAATGGGAAAACTGCCTTTGCCATCTTTCGCGCGCCAGATGCGGCCGCGATATTCTTCCTCGCCTGCTCCGTAAGGGTTGTGATGTTGTCGAGAGCGACGCAGCCAGTCTCATTTGCTGCGCTGGGGAATGGACACGGGCCATGATAATAAAGGGTCCGCATTTCATGGGCGTCTTCCTGTTCTTCTCCCATGTCCCAGAACCATTCTGTGTGACCGTCTGAATATTCCTCATGCGACCACTCAGCAGGGAAAGGAGTGTCATCCGGACGGTTTGATAGCCAGTGCCACCCATCCCGCTCAGGAAACAAAGGCACACCAGGCCGCTCGGGGTTGGGCCAGTTTGTGGGATTGGTCACGATTGTTCATCCTCATGTTCGGCAACCTGAAGCGCAACTGGCGGATGTGATCGTGTTCCAACGCACCACAACTCTACGCTGCCGCCTCGGTTGAGAATTGCCAGCTCATCAGGCGTTGGCTCCCAGCGGGTGACAAGGCATCCGTCTATGCGCCGCGCGAACAAGTCACGCACGCCGTCACGGCCGCCACGTAAAACCACATCAGAACCAACGATGTTTAATGGGATCACGCCTTCTCTCCTGCGCGGGTGTTCCATGCGGTGATGGCTTCTGATCTGGTTCTTTTTATTGGGCCTTCCGAATAACAGTTTTCACATGACACGTAAGACGAAAGCACCAATGTATCGTCTGTATTCGCTCCAAAAACCTTTAGGCCGCGAGTGTCCCCACAAAATGGGCAGCTTTTCAGTTCCTCGCTCATGCCGCCACCTCTGGCCACGCGAAGTCATCACCTCGGTAAAGCGGGCAAAGGGCGCGTGCCGCTATCTGTCCAAGCTGTGTGGCCTGAAAATAGCACTCGCCCTTTGCCCATCCGCTTCCCTTCGGGCGCATCAGCCCGGCGGTTACAAGCTCCGCCATGCCGGTATCGTTGTTCGAGCAATAGAAATGATCCCGGCTGCCACACTTTTCGGGCTGCTCACGGGTTGCCCCGCACGCATGCAGAAGCTTTTCCAGCGCCATTTTAGAGACGCCAGCGGCCTCTGGCGGAAGCTCTGGCATGCTCCTGTCCATTCCCCGGTGTCTCAGCACCCTAATGTCAGGGAACGATAGTCCGCCGTTCACGTCCGAAACGTCTAAAAAGACCTCATACCGGGCCTTCCCGGCGCTTGGAGCATAGACGGTGCTTTCAAAGTCATGGCCGCGCACTGTGACGCGCCATGCCTTGCGGGTACGGGTCGCGCTCATGCTGCACCGCCCTTCAGGGCTTCACGGGCACCTAATCGTGCTCTATCCAAGGCCTCAAGCAAGTCTTTGCATCCGTCACGTAGCATGCTCTGGTATGTGTCCTTGCTACGCATAAAGCATAAGTTATTGTTGGAATTTTCAAGAGCGTCCAGCGCCTCCCGCAACCGCATAATTTCAGCATCACGCGCGGCTATCTGGGCCTTGGCTTCGGATTGGCGGACGAGGCGAGTTTTTTCTCCAACGAGCACAATATCTGGGCGAAAAGAAATGACTTCCGGAACGTATCTTTCATTCTCGCGCTCGATGGTTGCGCAAACCTCTAACTTCTCACCATGAACAGACGTACCAATAGCAAGCAACGCAGCCTCAAACGTAGATGTCGTTGTGGGCTTGCCCTGCTCAATCCACGCTTTCGCGCGCGCATCACTGCATGCGGAGACTTGGGCTTCAGTCAGCGGGAACTGCACGAACACGCCGGTGGGTTTCTGGGTCATGCTGCCACCTGTCCATTCTGGTTGAGCCAGTTCTGGACATCACTCTGCCTCCAGCGGACGCAGCGGCTGGTGTACTTCACAGGGGAAGGAAACATGCCTTCGTCCATCCAGCGATAAAGAGTGGTGCATGAGATGCGGAGCATGTTCTGCACTTCCTGACGTGTGAGCATCGGATCTATGTGGGTGGCGTTCATGCTACTCTCCCTTCAATCGCCAGTTGTTCCTGCTTGAGCTGCGTGGCGCGCTCCATAGCGGCGGCAGCTTCATGCACGTTGGAGGATCTGGACAGCGCCATCAGCTTTTTGAGGCGCTCCATGATCGCTTTTTTGCTCATGCCTCTGAACTTTCGAAAAACCATGTGACTGGCACGGCCAGTGTTTCTGCCAGCACTGGCACCAGTGCGGCTTTGATTGCGTTGCGGCCCAGCTCGTATTTCTGGACCTGCTGGTAGGTGCAGCCTACGGCCTCGGCCACGCGCTCCATGCTCAGGCCAAGTTGCGTACGGCGGCGGCGGATGCGCTTGCCCAGAGTTTTGTCCCACCGGATGCGCTCTGGTTCCTGCCTGGGCATTGTGGCCCGCTTGGTACCAAGCAGATCCTCCAGATCAATCTGATCGTCCGCCATCAGGCTGACAGCAGGACAAGCAGGCTGGCGCAAAAGCTGATTGTGCCCAAAACGAGGAGTAGAAACGCGGGGTGCTGAGCGGGCTGGCGCATGGTTTAATGCTTCATGGTTGAGCACGGTGTTTGCTCCCATGGCTTTTGCTGTGGGTCTTGCCCTGCATTCATGTAGGTATTGACCAGCTTTGCTATCTGTACCGGGGTTCTTCCTGCCTGATAGCTGCGCATAGTCTCAGCAAAGGCTGCAGCAGCGCATGGAATGATAAATTCCATGCATCCAAAGACAGCCATTTTGTTTTCAACTTGCTCGCTACGTTCTTCAGAAATAATCAGGCTACTGACAAATGAAAAATCAGCGTCAGGCCCGGCATTATCAATATCGCTGCGTATTTTGGCATATACCTGTTCCAGTTCTGCCAAGGCGCGTTTTTTTCTGCTCATTATGCGACCCTCGCTTCACCCAGAATGAACTGGCGGATCCGCGCGGCCGGGGTGCGGTGCGCAGTGTGGGCGTGGTGGAGGCGGGTTGTGGCCTCGGCTTCCTCCGCCTGCATGGCTGCGGCCATATGCTTGATGTGTTGCAGCATGGCGCTGGCAACGTGGTCGCTGGGGGCGTGGGTGTGGACCAGCTGCTCCAGCTTGGCCCGGTGGGTGTTAAAGTTCTGGCTGTTCATCGCAGGTTCTCTTGCAGAAGGTCGATGCGGCGGACGTATTCGTGCGCCTCGTTCCGGGTATGGTTGGCCAGGCGCTGCCATGTGCCTGCGCCATCGGGGTTGTTGCTGGCTTCGCAGGCCTCCCGCCACCGCTCCTGCTCATCCGCACGGATGAATAGGGTATCGGCCATGGCCTGAAACAGGCCGATCTTGCGTTGGGTCGCGGCTTTGCGCTGGCGCGTAGCCACAACCTGCGCGCTTAAAGGGCAGGTCATGCTGCCTCCTGATTATGCTGCTGGAAGCGCAGGCGGATGGTCGGCGGGAAGTAGCCGGTGCCTACGTTCAGGTTTTTACGGAGTAGGGAGAGGTCAGACAGAACCTGCTCAATGCTGGCGCGCTCCATGGCGTCCAGATTGAGCGGGCGGGCGCGCAGATGGCACTCCCGCAACAGGGTTCCCGTTACGTCAAAAATGCGATTGCGGATATTCCGGTCCTGCCCACCGCGGGAATGGTTGGCAACGCGGATACAGATACGCCTTACGCGCTCGTTGTCCTCGTAGGACAGGCGCAGGGGCTGTGTGGGGGCGGTGCTGGTCATGGCCGCACCGCCAGTGTGTCTGAGGTGCGGGAGAGACGGTTGCCGTACTCTCCCGCTTTTTCCATTCTCGATATGCCAACAGAATCGAGGAGGAAAACTTTGGCAAAAGCACCGGCGCCACCGCGGCCACGTCCGCCGCCAAGCCCATCAGAGCAAGGCTCGTATAAGCCACTACCTAGATCGTAATCAGAACCACCCAAATTGCGGCCAAAAGAATTGACGCAATAAGGAGGGAGAAGGCGGCAAACAGAGCGCGGCCATAATACGTAAGTGTAAGGCTGTTGGCTGTTATGCCGTCTTCTACCCTGATTGCCAGTGCCTCTGTGGCTTCCAGTTCTGTGGTTATTGGATCCTTTGGATTTTCCATCATGTCCATGACATAGAGCGGCGTATCGCCCGGAATGTTCCATCGACGTGGCCAGAGGATTATACAGGCGCAGATTGCGGACATTGCCGCGAGCATGGCCGGTAGAGCCAGAAAGCGATACTGATATTGGGTTGAGATGGCAGCAAATGCCGAAGTGAGCGTGACCGCCCACCCAATGCAGGATGTGGCGCGTGTTACGAACTTGCCCCAGATATCGACCTGACTGGCTATACGTTTTTCGGCCTGTCTCTGTGCTTCGCGAGCTAGCCACAGGCGAAGATCGTCTGAGGCAATCGCTCCGACCTCGATTTGTTGTTGGTCCGCGTTCTGCTGCGTCATGCTGCAAGCCTGCTGCTGTTGTCTGTACGGGTGCTGCGCAAAGTGTAGCACGCGCAGGCTGATCTGCACGGGCATGGCCACTTTTTTGTGCTGTTGCGAGCATCGGGTTTCTCCATCACGGGTTGTGATGGAGGATTATTCGCACTATGCGAAATATCCTGTCAAACATTTTTTCGCGCTATGCGAAATAATTAGGTGGCCGGTTTTTTGGAAACAATAGCTTTTCCCAACTCAAGCCAAGCTTTGGCATGTTCTGGGGACATATCTTCGATTAGATTGCTGGCTTCCTTCATGGCTTCAAATTTTGGGCCACCGGGAGGTGCGAATAAGAGTGCAGCAGGGTCTACGCCGTAGGCATCAGCCAATTTTTTAAGATCGTCTAAATCCACCTTGCGGCCACCCGTCTCCCAGCCCGAAATAGTATTGGGCTTTGATCCGATCATGTTCGCAGTTTGTTCTAGTGTCAACCCGCGATGCTTACGCCATGCGCGAAGATGAATATGCAAGGTGAATTGAGTGCCAGCCATGGTTCTATTTTCGCGCATTGCGCAAAACTTATTCAGACCCATTTTGCGAAATTATGCTTGATTAAATTTTCGCACAGTGCGAAAAAATCCGACATGGATATACGAGCGTATCTCAGGGGCGAAAAAATTACCCTTTCTTCGATGGCGAAGGAATTGGGATGCTCCGTCACGACCTTGCACGGATACGCAAGTGGTCGGCGCAGTGTCCCTCTTCGCATTGTCCTCAAGGTTGAGGAGTTGTCCGGCGGCCAGGTTAAACCTGCCGACTGGCTGTTTGAGGCGGGGAAAAACAATGGAGTGGCAGCATGACGGTCTCTCATGTGATCAATCATGCTGCCCGTGGTAATCTCTGTCAGCCGAATGTGGTTCGGACTGATAGGTCGATGGGCATCAAAGAGGCTGACGTTTTGTCACTGCTCTTGCTCTCTAAACCATTTCAGAATGTCGGTGACCACTTCGCCGGTCTCAGGAACGATCAGTTCTTTGACACTGGATGCTTTGAAAGAGCGCGGGCTATTCCGTTCATGGCAAAAAGCTTTGATCGTAAGAATCCGGATTTCCCCATTGGGAAGCTGCTCTCCATTGAGGCCGTTAACTGTGATCCGTCGTTCACTTTCACCCTTCGTACCCGCGTAGCGCATAAGGAAATCCTGCTTGATTTCCGTAATGGATACTGGGGGCAGGGAAGGCTTACCAATTTCAATTTTCATATTTCAGTTCTCACGATGTTTCGGTCTAGCAACCCCATCGTGAGGCGTACGGGCCGGTGTGGCAATACACCGGCCCGTGTTGCGCCTATGCAGGGAGTGGCAGCATGAAGCCGGTAGATAACCGCCAATCGGCCCGTATTGTCGGGCTTGAATTTGGGCTTACTTCTTTGCCGGCTCATAGCGGAGACGGCCATCCCTCAAAGCCGCAAGCATTGGCTCAGCACCTTTCCGAAGCCGGTCAATTGCATGGAATCTGTCATCCCAACTTGGTTCGCCTGGCGCTGTTGGTCAGCGCTTCTTCCTGCATGATTGGTCTTGCAGGTCTTTGGCTACGTAAAAAGCAGTATGATCTTGAGGTATCGCAGGTTGCCCTTGCTTATGCGCAAGCGGCTGCAGAATGCCCAGATGACGAGAGTTGGGACGCTGAAGCTTCTCTGGTTAATGCATTTGCAGACCGCCTGCGGGAGATACCGCGAAAAAGACTAATCTGTTCAGCCCGCAATTTTCGCAGCAATCTTCTTACCTTTGTCAGCCGACAAATTGGGCGATTTCTTTTTGGGTGGCTCACGGTTGCCATCAACCGCCTTGGCAATTTCAGAGATCAGATCAAGCGCCTGGTCCTTGGTTTCCACAGGACCGCAGTAGGCATTGTAAAGGCGGACAATAAGCCCTTCACGCGTAAGGCGGTCTTCCGGATTTTTGAGAGACATAAAGGTTCATCCTCGGTTGTTGGTTTGGACGACTCAACCATGGATGAGGCTGGTGGCAGTGGCAATGCTGCCACCAGCAGAGTTGAAGTGCTACATGGGCAATGCGGCGAAAAAGGGTTTGTTGATCTCGGAGTGCCCTTTGCCCAGCGGGCGGCAGAAGCTGAGATGCTCGCGCCTAATGGTCCCCAAAAAGAAGAAAATTCCAGACAATCTCGCCTCTTCTTTGCCGCTTTGACTGTTCTTCTGGATTGGACGCCCGAAGGTAAAAGCATCTTGCGTGTGTCTGGGGCTTTTGCCCGGAATTACCTCAATGGCTTTTGGGTGCATATGGCTGGCCAACCGGGCGTTTACGCACACTTTTCCTTCTTGGGGTCCATTAGAGGTGAAATGTTGTTTTCAGTAGATGAATGGCGCCCGGAAACTGATCAACAGCTTTGCCCACCAAGTCCGCTGTTAAGGCTTCGAGGCCCTTTCCAGAAAGGGCCATCAGATGATCTTTGAGGGTTTTCTTTTCTGTTTCGCTAATGGTGGCCTGGTCAATTTTGGCGGCAAGCAACTGCTTGATAGTGCTTTCATCCAATCGGATAGTGACAGTGTTCAGTTTGGCGCTAAGGCCGCCGTCCTGACTGATGAAATCTGCACCCTTGGCCGTGATTCGGGATGGATAAACAAGCTCATCGCCCGACTGGTCATGCGCAACGCCGCTAGTGCAGAGGCCCAGATCGTCAAGATAGTTAAGGTTGGAAATGAGAGTTTGGGGATCAAGTTCTTCAAACTCTCCCATCCATGCACCGTCTGGCATGTTTTCCAGCATATGCTGGAGCATCCGGCGTTGCAGTTCTTCATTCAACATTTTTGGTTCTCCATGACTGACTTTGCGGGCGTCATGGTGAGGCGTACGGGCCGGTGTGGCAATACACCGGCCCGTGTTGCGCCTATGCAGGGAGTGGCAGCATGAAGCCGGGAGATAACCACCTATCAGATCATATCGCCCCCAGTCCGGCTGACCCTATGCAGGACTGGCCGCGATACTGCCTGGAACAGGGTCTTAGTACTCTGGAGGAGGCCTGTGGCCCATACGAGCCTCTCTCATCGCCACAAACATGTGGTTCGGCGTCATTCTGGATGCGGCTAATTACCAGACTGGTGGTTTTCTCCATGGTGTTTGTGGTGACTGCCATAGTGAAACTGGTAGCGGTCAAGGCCGCCAGTCGCCATGCCTCAGAGGCTGGTAAAGCGGGAGAAAAGGCATGAAACAGCCATTTTCCGCTGCTTGTGTTCCCGCCATAAAAACCGCCACCAAGCAGGCCATTGCCCATGTGGGCGGCATAGATGCCGCAGCCTGTATTGGCCGGGTAGGGCGCACGCAGTTCTCCGATTACTCCAACCGCGCGCGGGATGCGGTTATCCCACTGGATGTGGCGCTGGATCTGGACCACTGCGCGGAGCACCCGTTTTTGTTGCATGCCATGGCGCAGGCGTTGGGTTATGCGGCCATTCCATTGCATGTTGGCCCCGGTGACTTTGGGCAGGACATGAGCGAATACGCCATTGCCTCGGGCGACATAATGGCCACGGCCATGCGCATTCTGGATGATGGCGTTGTGGACCGGCAGGAGGCGCAGGAAATTGCCCCCAAAATGATGCACGCCAAGCAGTTGCTGGAGCGCGCACTGGCCTTTGTTCACAAGGTGCAGGAGCAAAGCCGCCCCAGCGTTGTTGCCGGTAAGGAGGCTGGATGATGCGGCCTGTTCTTGCTGAGTTTGACCCCTCAACCGTAACCCCGTTCAAAATGCTGCGCTCCATGCCAGCAGAACTACGTGGGGTTGTAACCAACCTGCACGATGCGCTGAAGGAACTGCGCTCAACCGTGTTCCGCGCCGGGCAACTGGTGCTGGAAGACGGGCAGGTGGCAACACAGGCATGGCTGGAAGGCGATGTGCTGGCCCGTACGCTGCCCACCATTCTCCAGTCTGGCTTTATGGCGCGGGATGATGAGGGGGCGCTGTTCAGCCCCCATTTGTACGCCAAACTGCTGCGCAAGGAAGAGCGCGAAGCCCGTAAGGCACAGGCGGATGCTCAGTGGGAGCAGTGGCAGGAAAATGGGGATGTGCCCGAAGGCATGAGCCGTAAAATGTTGACGGCCCGCGAGAATGGCAAAAAGGGTGGACGTACCCGCAAAGGCGAAAGTCCAGAGCAGGCCCGGGCACGCCGTGCGCGGGAAATGGAACAGCAGCAGGCCCAACGGCATATGCCTTTGGTAGCAACCGTTGCGGGTGGGAAAACCGAAACCCAAAACCCAAACAAAAAACCCAATGGGTTTTCGGTTATGGAAAATTCGGTTTCTTCGGTTTCCATAGATCTAGAATTAGAGAGAGATAAATATATTTCTTCTAGTTCTATTTCTGGTGAAATCGAAAAAACCAAAATCGAACTGGATGACGCTCTGGTGCGCCGGGTGGCGGCCCGGATGGTCTCGGTATCCGGCATGAGTGACCAGATTGGTTTTGCCGTATCGTTTGCTCGCAAATGGATCGGGATGGGAGCTACGGAGGCAACCATAATCTCCGCCATTCAGAAGCATCAGAGCGTTATGCCTAGCACAGAACCACCACGCAGGCTGAAGGTGTTTGAGGCGGCAGTGTTGCGCGGCATTGAAGCGCAGCAGGTTATGGATGCCATGCCCATAGGCCAGCCAGCAGAAGCACACAAAACCGAGGATATGCACCGGTTTGAGGACGCATGGAGCCGAGCCACGCAGGTCTGGCAAAAAGCCTTTGCTGACTGCCGTGACTTTGGCGCTGTTACCCGCCAGTGGCCAGATCTGGCGCAAGAGCATGGCCTGCCGGACGTGCCGTATGACAGGGCAGCTTATCAGCAGTTTTTCAGCAGAACGGAGGCGGTAGCGGCATGAGCCTGAGCAGACTCCTGCGAAACCTGAGGTTGCGGGCTGAAGGGAAGCCCAACCGGATAACTGATTTTGATGAGTTGCGGGCAACGCTGGCCCAGGAACAAAAACGGCGTGCAGAGGCTGAACTGGAAATCACCACTCTGCAACGCCGCTTGTCTGCACACGAAAACAATCGCCCCCGCGATGCAAAAAGAAGATATGCGCAAAAGAGCGGGGGCACAACATGCAAGAGATACCAGCCACACCAGAACGCCTAGAAAAGTGCGACGTTACAGAGGTAGCGGTTAAGCTGAGCCAGATATCTAAACCGCACTATAGTATGCGTGTTGGTGCCGTATATGCACTGCATAAGGTGGGAAGCATTTCTGATGCCCAGCTACACGCCGCAGAGGGTTGGGCACGGGACTATGAAACTGGCATTTTGGGCGGGAAAGACCCGGAAACATCCAGACAATGCGGTAAGCCAGATGCTGAATATGCTATTCTCTCCCGCATCGCGGCGGTAGATCGGTGCCGGTACGTTGAAAAATGTCTTGGTAAAATCAGCGAAAACATTCTGATCAAAATAATGATAGAATGCCTCTCGCTAAATGAAATGGCCTTAGCTATTACGGTTCCGAATAAAGATAATGCACCACAAAAAGAAGCCAAACGGCATGATAAACGCCGTTTGGCTGGTATGGTTGATCTACTATTGGAGCAGTTGGCAGAGGCTTACAGCAGAATGCCAGATAACCTGTTTATGGAGTGGTCTGCTGTTCCATCAGCTTTGGGTGAATGATAACCTTACATTCAGCCTTATCGATGTCAGATTTTTTTCTAATAAGCTTGAGAGTGTAAGGTAGAATATAATTCTTCACCCAATTGTAGAAATGTTCTGCATCATCTTTGTTAGGGCTTGTTAAAATCAGTCTTAATAAGCCCTTTTCATTAACCCCTTCATGATCATCAGGAGCATTTCCACCTTTGAAATGAAAATACGTGAAGTCACCATCTTCTAATCTTCCTGCTAAATCTGTCTGTGCAGATTCTTGCAGGGAGTAAAGAATATCTCCTATTTTAAAACAGGCTGTTTCTGCATTGTTGTAAACAACAAAAGATGAACCTTTATATGAAAATATTTCAGGTTTTGACATTTCAATATCCTAAATAGGCCAATTTTTTGCACTGTTGATACATAGCGCTTATTTACCGAGTAAGGTCCGTCAGTAACGAGACTTCCAGCCATGTCATACTGTCTCCCAGTTCCTCCTCACCCGGAGCAATTTGGTCGCGCAACATTGTTAGGGCCGCAACGGCTTTGGCACGCTGGCCATCCTGCGTTGTAGCGGGTAGGACGGCCATAGCAGCGACAAGCTCATCCTGTTCAATGACCAGCGTATTGAGTTTGTCCTCATGCAACTGTCCCTCTGGCGTCCCGAAGACATGGTTTGTTGCCATACAATGCGCATCTATTCGCTTGCGACAGTCCTGAAATTGACCGAACGCAGTCAGTAAGGCCGCATCGGCATGTAGGTATGCTTCTGCATGAGCCGTCGTAGCCAGAAATGGCACAGCTATGATTCCGGCAAGCAACGATCGGCGTGGTGTGGTAGATAAGGCATCAGCCATAGGCATGGGGTTCATTCCCTTGCATGAGGTTAGGCCGGGCAGGAAGGTTGTAGCTTCTGTCCGGCTGCTTACAATATATATGAAAGGTATGCCGGTTATGTCAATGTAATATATGCTGTTGACGTAACCGGCATATTTTTTCATACTGGTGTTATGGAAGAGCCAAATTCAGAGCGCATCATAACCCCGATGCCGAAGTCATTAGTCGAAGCATTGGATAACTATCGCTTTGAGACCCGCGCTCCTTCGCGAGCCGAAGCGATCCGTCGCCTGATCCAGCTTGGGCTGGAAGCTGCGAAATCTGACGATGGGAAGGACTAAATGCCTACAGTTCTTCGGGTTGGCGGCTACAGGTTCTTTTTCTACAGTATGGAAGGCAACGAACCGCCGCACATTCATGTTGAAGCAGGTGAGAACGTGGCCAAATACTGGCTGGACCCAGTTATGCTGGCCATGAATGATGGATTCAGGTCGCATGAGCTAACCAAGTTGCGTATGATGGTCATAGAACATCGAAACACGTTCAGGGAGGCATGGGATGCCCATTTTGGCAGCTAGATTTGACCCGACAGCAACTGATGTCCGGATGGATGCTGACCTTCTCCACATCGTGATGGCGGATGGTCGTGAGCTTTCTGTGCCCCTCGAGTGGTTCCCGCGTCTGCGTGATGCTTCCCCTGAGCAGCGCTCTCACTGGCGTTTTATCGGGCGTGGCAAGGGGATTCATTGGCCTGATGTAGACGAGGATATCTCAGTCGCGAGCCTTTTACGGTTGTCGTGATATGCGCTTGTGCTAAAAATATTGACGTGCCACCACTTATAGCATTATCTTTTTAAAATCTTCGGAGCCGTGTGCCCATTAGGGTTCACGGTTTTTTTGTAGCTATATCCTTAAATGGCGGTTGCATGGGCAAAGGGCAGGATTTCTGCCGTGGCCAGATTGCACTGCGCGGGAATAAACCTGTTCTGATACTGGCGTTGGATGGTGCGCTTTGCCTTGTAGCAAAGATGTATCCTCCGCGTACGGCACGGCATCGCTCCGATATTGATCTGAGCGAGACACCTCTTCTTTTACGCAACACAATCGTGCGGGCAGCTGATTTACTCCGCTGCCGCGTTGTGGACCTGCGGCCTATGGCTGACGGGGCGCTTGGCGTTGGAGAAGGCATTTTGCTGCGTGTGGAATCTGCTGCACGGCGTGAGATGGAATGCCAGGCGAGTGAACAGTTGCCCGCCGGTGCACTTCGGTCCACTTGGCGCGCTCCCCGATGGGGGAGTTGTGGTCGGAAAATCGGCGGTGTTCCGTCCGAATAAACCGCGATGATAACCCGGAGTTATCTGGCATCTGCCACTACGGCACCCGCAAGATAACCCGCAGACACCCCTATAAACCCGCAAGATAAGTGCAGTTATCACGCGGATTTTGAGGGGGCGAAATAGACCACTAATGTAGGAAAATCATATGGTTAGCGGAGATCGTGCAAGATCGCCCGCGCCGGGGGCTGCAAAAGCGGCCTCAGTTTCTGCTGATAATCTCGTGCTGAGAACGTGGCTCCACAACCGTGGGGAGAACACCCGGCGGGCTTATGAGCGTGATGCCCGCGAGCTGCTGGCGCATGCGGGTAAGCCACTGGCCGAGATTGTTCTGGCGGACCTGCAAGCATGGTACGACAGCATGGGCGATGCGTCCGATGCCACACGGCGGCGCAAGCTGTCCGCCGCAAAATCCCTGCTGGCTTACGCGGCGGGGACAGGCGTTCTCACGCACAATGCCGGGGCGGCGTTCCGGCTGGAGCGCGGGCGCGACACGTTGAATGAGCGCATTCTCACCCGCGAGCAGGTTCTGGCCATGATCGAGGCCGAGATGGAACCGCGCAAACGGGCGCTGCTGGATGTGCTCTATCGCATGGGGCTCCGCATCTCAGAGGCCTGCGCGCTGCGTTGGCGGGATGTTACGCGCCGCCAGCAGGGTGGCGTGGCCTCTGTGTTCGGCAAGGGCAACAAGACACGGGCCGTTCAGGTCCCTGCAAAGCTTTACAAGCAGCTCGTGGCGCTGCGGGTTGATAGCGGGCCGGATGCGCCCGTTGTCCCCGGCCACGATGGCCGCCCGCTTTCGCATGATGCGGCCCACCGCATCGTCAAGCGGGCGGCGCGGCGTGCCGGATTATCTGGGGCTGTTTCGGCCCACTGGCTCCGGCACGCCCATGCATCGCACGCGCTCGACAACAATGCCCCGGTGCATGTGGTGCAGGCCACGCTGGGGCACGCATCGCTCGCCACGACGACAAGATACAGCCACGTCCGAGAAGGGGATGGCTCCGCAAACTATTTGGATTGATCACCATGACGACTGCTTCCGATACCGTGCCTGAAGGCTACATGAAGGACGCCAAGGGGCGACTGGTGCCGCTTAAGGCCGTCAAACCCGAACACCTTCTGGAAGATGAGCTTGTGCGCCGTGTGCATGAAGCGGCGGCGCAGCTTGCGGAGCGGCTTGCCGCCTTCAAGCGCGCCGGGTTTGCTGATGTAGCTGCCCTGCAATCCCTCCTGCATGAAAAGTATGGGGTCCGCATGGGCGGCCAGAAGGGCAACATTTCGCTCAGCACCTATGACGGTCGCCTGCGTGTGACTGTTGCCATGGGCGAGAGCATTACGTTCGGCCCGGAAATCCATGTGGCCAAGACGCTGCTGGACCAACTCTTTGAACGCTGGACCGAGGGGGCAAATGCCAGTCTCCGGGTTGTCGTCATGGATGCGTTTGACGTGGGCAAGGAAGGGAAGATGCAGACCAGCAAAATCCTTGGTCTGCGCAGGCTTGATGTGCCTGATCCTGAGTGGAAAGAGGCCATGGAAGCGATTGCCAATAGCATCCGCTCCGACTGCACCAAGACCTACCTCAGGCTGCACACGCGGGAAACGCCGGACCAGGCATGGAACATGGTGCCGCTGGATCTGGCCAAGGCATAATGGCCGATTAGTGCTGAAAATAAACGAAGGTCGCTAACGTGTGGAGCGTTAGCGACCTTCTGGATCAACCCCTGATGCAAGCAGAGGAAGACTTTGGAAAGTATATTCCAAATTGCGGAGTGTGTACAGAAAATGGCCATAAAACTTCCTGCGTGGCGATTTATCACTTTATGTGGTGTGGCCGCTTTGTTCGCTATTGCGTATGCGCTCCAGTCACCATTCTTCGCGCATTGGCAGCACCCATGAGGTGCTGGCTCACGGACGTGCTTTCAGGCCGTCGGGACAACTTCAGGCTTAGGCGGGAGTTGGGGCGCAAAGATCGGCTTCTGCGGGACTGTTACGTGGAAATTCGTCGTTTGCATGAACTGATGATCAAGGCCGGTCGGTCTGTTGAGAGGAAGAAATGAAGCACCAAGGCAACAGTCATTCCAACAGACGCCCGAAGCGCAATCACCCGTTCCATGGAAGCAAGCAGGCGTCGGACCATTCTGTATGGATCCGGGCGGCCCAGCACTATGCTTACATGAGCCAGAATGACTGGCGTCCGGGCATTCGTGTTTGGGCCAAAGAGCGGGCGGCTGACTGTATGGAACGGGCGAACAAGGCCTGTGGTTGACTTTCGCATCAAGGTCGATGTGAAGGCTGTACAGAAACAGCTTTCAGATCTTTCCGCTCGTGGCATTAAAGATGCTATGGCGTTTGCTATTAATGCTACAGGCAAACGGTGTATTAGCGACCTTCAGTCTAATATGAAGGACGTATTTGATCGACCAACGCCCTTCACCCTTAAAGGGTTTTACTTCAAGCCAGCTAAAGCTTCAGATCTGACTGGTGTTATTCTTTCTCGTGATAAAGCTCCGAAGGGAACACCCGCCGGAAAATACCTAGCTCCACAGATTTTTGGTGGTCCACGACCAATGAAGAAGTTCGAGAAGGCACTCGCTTCTATATCTGGTGGACAATATGTGGTTCCTGCATCTCCGATAGCGCTGGATGCTAATGGCAACTTAAATCGCGGATTTCTTACACAAGTGCTCAGTCGGCTTGGCGTGATGAGTAATGAGAGTAAAAATCTCTCAGAAAAAACTCGGCGCCGTTTAGCTAAGCAGAAAAAAAATGCAAGAGGGCAGGCGTCTGAGTTTTTTGTTGCTCGTGAAAAAGGGAACGGGAGACCTCGTGGTATCTTCAAGCTCGTAGGGAAGGGCCATGTAGAGCCAGTGCTTTGGTTTCTTCCGAGGCCACCATCCTATCGAAAGCGGTTTGACCCAGAGCAAGTGGTGCAGCAAGCAGTTGATAAGTATGCCCCGGGAGCGATTGAAGCTGCGGTACGAGGAGCGATAACTAAAGGGCTCGGGCGGTAGGAATCGCTGACGCAGGGGGGGGGGCTTTTTGGGTCCTTCCTGTGGGAAAACGCACGCGGGGAATGTTCGCGCCCGATCGATTCCTAGCTAGAGCCGAAAAATCAGGTTGCAGGTGCAGGTGAGAACGTGACGACAATTAGCCAGAGCGAAGCCGCCCGTCGCGCTGGCGTTTCACGACCCGCAATTAAAAAAGCCATCGATACTGGCAAGATTATTTCTCAGAACGGGCAAGTCAATACTGCTTCGTTTGATGAGTGGTTGCGTCTCAGGATGGAGGTGCAACCTGACCCGCAACCTGAGGTGCAACCGGTTGCAGGGGATGATGCAACCACCTGCCAGCCGGATACGGTGTCCTTTCTCTCCGCTGGTATGATGTCGCGAGCTGAGGCGACGCGTGTCCGTGAGGTCTACAAGGCCCAGACGGCAAAGCTCGAATATGACCAGAAGGCTGGCAGGGTTGTTGAGGTCGAACTCATCGCTCGTGCCGTGGGTGCAGAATATGCCCGGGTCCGCACCAGTCTGCTGGCTATCCCAGCAGAGCATGCACCGGCACTGGCTCGGTGCAAAACGCCAGCAGAAGTCCGAGAACGGCTGGAAACTCTTATTAACCGTGTTCTGGAAGCCCTAACACTGGATGGACCAGACGGCACAAACAGCCTATCCGAGCGGCCTTGAGTTCTTTCTTTCCAGACTTGCACAGGCAAGGCAGGAAAACCTTAAGCCTCCGCCAAAGATAACGCTTTCCATATGGGCGGCAGAATACGCAGTCCTTTCCAAGGAGACGAGCGCGCAGACAGGCCGGTTTGAGGCCTATGCCTATCAGCCAGGCATCATGGACGCGATTACTGATCCAGTGGTCGAGAAGGTCTCGGTCATGAAGTCTGCTCGCGTGGGCTACACCAAGATTATCGATCACGCGATTGGTTATTATCTTGAGCGAGATCCCTCACCCGTTCTGGTTGTGCAGCCACGTGAGAGCGATGCGGAGGATTACAGCAAGACCGAAATCGCTCCCATGCTGCGTGACACACCTGTTCTCGCTGCCATAGCGCCGGACCCAAAGGCCAAGAGTGGCGATAATACCCTCCTCAGTAAGACGATGCGCAATGGTGCATCCCTGAAGTTGGTCGGAGCCAATAGTCCTGGCGGCTTTCGACGCATCACAGTACGGGTTGTGATTTTCGATGAGGTGGACGGCTATCCTGTAGGCGGGGCTGGTGCTGAAGGTGACCAGATATCTCTCGGCTCCAAACGGTCGGAGACTTTCTGGAACCGCAAGATTATCGCGGGCTCAACACCAACAGTTGCGGGCCTGAGCCGCATTGAAAAACTGTATGATGAGGGAGATTGCCGAAAATTCTACGTACCTTGCCCCCAATGTGGTGAACTTCAGGTTCTCGAATGGGGGGAGAAGGAGACAGCCTTTGGCATCAAGTGGGACAAGGATGAAAACGGCAAGCCGTTGCCGCAAACAGCGTATTATGTTTGCCGGCACAATGGCTGCATTATCACTGAAGCCGACAAGGCAGACATGGTTGCCAAAGGGCAGTGGATTGCCAGCAAGCCCTTTAATGGCCATGCCTCGTTCCATATCTGGTCAGGCTATTCTCTTTCACCGAATGCTACATGGGCAAAGCTGGTTGAAGAATGGCTTGAGGTCCATAGGGATCCACTACGGCGCCAGACGTTCATCAACACCACGCTGGGTCTACCATTTGAAGACAAGGGTGATGGAGCTCTCAATGAGCTCTCGCTGGCGGCCCGGGTCGAGATATGGGAGGGCGAGGTTCCCTATGGTGTTGTTCTTCTCACTGCCGGGGCCGACACACAGGATGACCGAATTGAAATCGAGATTGTGGGATGGGGCCGTAATGAAGAACGCTGGTCCATAGCTCTCATCATTATTGATGGAGATCCTGACCTGCCCGCGACATGGGATAGGGTGGACGCTGTTCTCAAGCGGATATGGTACCGAGCGGATGGTCGCCCCTATACTATCAGGGCAGCCTGCATTGATTCAGGCGGGCACCATACCCAGCGGGTTTATGAGTTCTGTCGCGCACGGCTAGGCCGACGGATATGGGCGATCAAAGGTGAATCGGCCAGGGGAGGTGCCCGTTCTCCTGTCTGGCCTACCAAAAAGCCCAGCGTACGCAACAAGGCCAGTTTCAGGCCGATTATTATCGGGGTCAATGCGGCCAAGGACGTTATCCGTAGCCGCCTGCACCTGCCTCCTCCAGAACCTGATCAGCCTGCACCTGGCTATATGCACTTCCCGCAAGATCGGGATGTCAACTACTTCGCTCAACTCCTGGCTGAGCGCTCAGTCAGGCGTAGCATCAAGGGTACGATTGTCAGGGTATGGGAAGCATTGCCCGGACGGCGGAATGAAGCACTTGACCTCGCTGTCTATAGCTACGCCGCATTATGTGGGCTGCTTTACATGGGGCTTTCCCTGAACAAGTTGGCCAGCAAAATAGAAGCAGAAACGACTGTGCATCCTCCTCCTCCAGAACCTCTTGAGGAAGAGATGGACCCACTGCGTGAAACTGCAAAAACAGAAACTCAAGAGGGCAGTCAGGGCGTTTCTGTTCCTGCTCAACAAACACGGATTGCCCGGCTTGTCTCGCGGCTTCCATGAGGACATCAGATGAGCATTTATGGACCATCAGGCTTTGGTCTGCCGCAAGCGCATTTTGACCCTTCCAGCAGCCTTCTGGCTGGCCTGACACGGCCTCAGTTGCAGGCAGCTCTGACAAGTTGCCAAATGGCACTTATCGCTCTCCAGTCCGGGCAAAGTGTAGCGTCAGTTTCATACGCTCAGGGCGATGGCAATAAAGCTGTTACCTATCGTCAGGCAAATGTGGGGGACCTGTCCGCCATGATCCGTACTTTACAGCGTCAGCTGGGTATGGCGGGCACGCGCCGCAGAGCCTTAAGACCTGTGTTCTGATGGGGGTTCGACAGTCATTGGTTCGTATGTTGGGTGGTTCCATGCCTCCAACAGCGTCTCCGCTTCAGGAGCGGCGCGAGCCCCGTGCCCTCACAGGCTGGCCCGGCCAGGCCTATGACGCGGCGGATATTTATGGTCAGCGCATGCAGGGGTGGATGCCGCCCTTATTTTCTGCGGATACGGAACGCAGCCCATATCGCAACCGTATTGTCAGCCGAGTTCGAGATCTTGTCCGTAATGATGGCTGGGCATCCGGTGCGGTTACACGTGTGCTGGACAATGCTGTGGGCGTTATGCTCAGGCCTGTCAGCAAACCTGACTATCGTTATCTGGCGCATTTGAGCGGCAATTCAGCATTTGACGCCCAATGGGCTCATGAGTTTGCTCGGGCAGTGGACAGCTACTGGCGCGCATGGGCGGATGACCCAGGTCGTTATAATGACGCGGAAAGGATGCTGACCTTTGCCCAGCAGATGCATCTCGGGTTCAGGCATCTGGTCGTCGACGGTGATGCTCTGGCTTACCTGCCCTGGCTTGAGGAGAATATCGGTCTTGGTCGTGCACGGTATGCCACGGCTTTGCAGATCATTGACCCGGACAGGCTGAGCAACCCGCAAAACCAGTATGACCTCAAGAACATGCGGAATGGGGTGGAAATTACAGATGCGGGCGTGCCCATTGCTTACCATATCCGGCGCGCTCATCAGGCTGACTGGTACAATATGAGCGAGACGGTAATCTGGGATCGGATAGACCGAGAAACCTCATGGGGTCGTCCCCAGATCGTGCACTTCTTCGAGCATCATCGTGGTGGTCAGCATATTGGGGGCACCGGCATGCTTACGCCGGTGCTGCAAAGGCTGAAAATGCTCATCAAATATGATGGCACGGAGCTGGATGCAGCCATCGTCAACGCGATCTTCGGAGCTTACATCGAAAGCCCGTACGATCATGACATGACGGCCGAAGCGATGGAGGGTGGGGATAATTCACTCGGGGCTTATCAGGAAGGGCGTGCCGCCTTCCATGAGCAGCGCAACATTTCCCTGCAGGGCTCACGCCTGCCAATTCTCTTTCCGGGCGAAAAGGTCAATACGGTTTCCGCGGCTCGCCCTGCAGGCAATTTTCGTGAGTTTGAGCGCGCTGTCTTGAACAACGTTGCCAGTGGAGCTGGAATGGCTCCCATGCAGGTCAGCAACGATTGGTCTGATGTCAATTATTCATCTGCTCGCGGCGCGCTGCTGGAAGCATGGAAGACGCTGAAGCGCAGGCGTGATGATTTTTCCATAGGTTTTGCGTCTCCCATTCGCATTGCCGTTCTGGAAGAAATCATGGAAGCGGATGACCTGCCTCTCCCCCGGAATGCACCACCTTTTTTAGCGGCACGTCATGCCTATGCCCGCTGCCGCTGGCTTGGTCCGGGTCGAGGATGGATTGACCCAGTGGCGGAAAGAGAAGGGGCCATTCTGGGTATGCAGGGCGGTATCTCGACGCTGGAAGACGAATGCGCCGAGAGTGAAGGGCGCGACTGGGAAGAAACGCTTGATCAACGTGAGGTTGAACAGAAAGCGTTTGATGACCGGGGGCTGGAACAGCCTGAGTGGCTGGGCAGCCGCAACCAGTATCCGGGGTATATCCCCCCCAAAGAGGACGCATGAAGCAGTATAGCCTGACCTCGCACCTGATGGATGCGCCCGTCGCACTGAAGAAGAACAGGTTGGAGATGGTGCGCGCCCTGCTGGCGGACAGAGCTGATGATATGATGGTTTTTGGCCCTGCCAGCCAGGAGGAGCGCTGGGGGGCAGAAGCGATTACCACCAACGTCAGCGGTGTTGCCATCATCGCTATCAAAGGCATCCTTTTACCTGGCTCAGGGGATGGATGGTGGTGGGGTGGTGTCACATTTTATGACGACATCAGTGCTGCCATTGATCTGGCGGCAGCTGACGAAACCATTCGGGCCATTGTCCTGCATATCAACAGCCCCGGGGGGACGGTTGCAGGATGCTTTGACACGGCAGACCGGATCTATGATGCCCGTTCTAAAAAACCTGTCGTGGCTATTGTGGACGAAATGGCCTGTTCAGCAGCCTATGCGCTGGCCTGTGCGGCACAGACCATAGTTCTGCCCAGAACGGGAGAGGTCGGGTCCATAGGTGTTGTCTGGCTTCATGCCGACATAACACAGGCCCTGACGGAATCCGGCATCAAGGTGACAACCTTTCAGACCGGTGAGCACAAGACGGATGGTTACCCGACCACGCCATTGACGGAGGAAGCTTCCAAGCTGATCCAGACGGACATAGACGCGCTGGGCAAGCTCTTTTTTAACACTGTTGCGCGCAACCGGGGCATTGCCGCCGATGCAGTGCAGGCCATGGAGGCAACGGTGTTCCGAGGGGACAAGGCAGTCGAGGCAGGTCTCGCTGATGCTGTCATGTCCCGCGATGCCGCCTTTACTGATCTTCTGGCGCATCTCTAAATTTTCATCACATGTGGAGCGAATATAATGGCTAAACGCGCCATCAGCCCTTTTGCGCACCTTGCCGGTGGCGTACGGGCTGCAGCTGACGATACCGAAGACGATAAAAATAAGTGCTGCCCTTCTGGAGAAGGTGAAGATACGGGCGAGGGCGAAGGGGGAGAAAATCCCGAAGACGACGCTGAAAAAGGCAAGAAGGGTAAGAAAGCCAACAAGGCAGAAGAAGGAACTGGCGGGGAAGGTGATGATCCCGACGGTACCGACGATGATGATGAAGATGACGACAAGGACCCTAAAGCCCGTGCCATCCGCATGCGTGAACGCGGGCGGTGCGCCGCCATCTTCCGCTCTGCAGCCGCAGGGCGCAATCCGGCCGCGGCTGCGGAACTGGCCTTTGGCACGCGCCTGCCCCGCAGTGAAGCCATTCGGGTACTCAGGGCAACGGCTCCTGTCTCTCCGGAAGGGCAGAACGCCACTACGCAGAGCAGCGGCTACGCAGCCTTGCGGGGGCGAATGGGCGTTGAAGGGCATGGTGCACTTCCGCAGCCCCAGGGGAACTCAGATGATCGTCCGGGTTCGCGTATGGTGAAAATGGCCAATAAACGGCGTGGAGTAGGCGCATGAGTTACGGGTTTTATCCCCAGTCCACGCAGGCTCTTTTTGTCCCTGATCAGCTGATCGCGGGCAACCTCAAGCTTGTGACTGAAACGGTTACCTTTGCCTCAGGGAATACTTTCTCCCGTGGTCAGGTTGTTGGTCGCGTTACAGCGACAGGCAAGTACATTCCCTCTGTTGCTACGGCGACCGATGGTTCTCAGGTTCCATGCGGTATTGTTGTGGACACTGTGGATGCGTCTGCAGCTGATGCGCAGGGGGGCGTCTATCAGATGGGCGAGTTCAACTCGAACTACATGACGTTCGATGCCAGTTGGACCTTGGATGCACTTAAAGCTGCACTGCGGCCGTACAGCATCTTCATCAAAACGGGTCTCTCCAACGCCATCGTATGATGGTGCTTTCCTGAAGGAAATTCTGAATGTCCGGAACAACCGGAGCTGCGGGCGTCAATCAGGCGCTCCTGCCGATGCTTGGCGCTTTTGATACAGCCGAGCTGGTTTATTTTGTGCGCAACCTCAAGCTCGCGCAAACCTTCCTGCTCGACAGTTTTTTCCCCAATATGGTCGAGGCAGACGTGCCGGAAGTCGCCATTGATGTGGATGTTGGTCTGCGTCGTATGGCCCCTTTTGTCTCTCCTCTTGTAGAGGGGAAGTTGGTTGAAAGCCGCCAGTGGGAAACCAATCTGTTCAAGCCTGCCTACATCAAGGACTGGCGCAACCCGGATCTGCTCAAGCCCGTACGTCGCAACATGGGCGAACGGCTCATGGGGGGCATGAGTCCGGCGGAAAGGCTGGAAGCCAACCTTGCATGGGAAATGGCGGATCAGATCGATATGATCAACCGTCGTCTGGAGTGGATGGCGGCAAGTGCCCTGACCAAAGGAACTGTTACCATCAAGGGCGAAGGCTATCCCACGCAGGTGGTCGATTTCCGGCGTGATGCTGCCCTTACCGTGGCCCTTACCGGCGCAGCACAATGGGGTCAGGCTGGTGTCTATCCTTCTGACTATCTTACGGATTGGGCAGCACTTGTCTTGCAGAAGTCTGGTGCCGCCCCGCTGGATATCATTTTCACCAACTCAACATGGAATGCATTCAAAAATGACATCAAGGTCCTGAATGCCATTATCTGGCCGGGCAAGGTTGGTGGTTCTGATGTGGAACTGGGTGGCCGCATGCAGGCTGGCGCCATCCTTATGGGCCGCTGGGGGCAGTTCCGGCTTTGGCTCTATAATGACTGGTACATCGATCCTGATACGGGGCTTGAAGCACCCATGATTCCGGATGGTACTGTTATTATGACCGGGCCTGATCTGGAAGGCACACGTGGCTTCGGCCTGATCCTTGATCCGGCATTTGCCTACGGGGCTTTGGCCTATGCGCCCAAGCTTTGGTACAAGGAAAATCCTGCGACCATTAATCTGCTTATGCAGTCTGCACCAATCGTCATTCCTTCGCGGGTGAATGCCTCTTTCTGCGCAACCGTGATGGAGGCCGGTGCCTCTGTCTCTGCTCCAACGGGAACCTAATCAATGGCTGAAGAAACAGTAAGCGTTGTCTCCCTTCGTCCGATTTACGAACAGGTCGGCAAGCTTCCACACCCGGTTGGGTCGCTTCTCAAGGTTCCTGCTGGCCGTGCCGAATTCTGGATTAAACGTGGCATAGCACGGGCCGCAGTCGCCGGAGAGAAGGGTGCGATTGATCCTCTGGCGGCTGCAAGCCTTCGTCCGGCTCCGGACATGAAGGCTCCGCCAGCCAATCCGTCCTGAGCCATGAATGGCCCTATGGATTTCGACGCGCTGGTTCTAGGGCCATGCCAGACAGCTTTTGGGGAAAGCGTGCAGTGGTTTCATGGGACCAGCACCTCCCCCGTTCTGGTAAGCTGTATTTTCGATAATGGCTGGAAGCCCATGGATATCGAAATAACCGATGGCCTTACGCCAACGCATGTTGTCAGTTCGGATGCCCGTATAGGTGTCCAGCTGTCCCAATTCATCACTGCTCCAGCCAAGGGAGACCACGCCATAATCCGCAATCAACGCTGGATTGTGCGTGAGGTCATGCCTGACAGCCACGGGGCAGCTGATGTTCTGCTTAACAGGGCCGATACTGAAGATGAGCCTGTACCGCAATCAACTGCGCGACAAAGTGGCTGGTCTGCTCCGGCAGACTACTGATGCACAGGATAATGTGCTGACCAGTACGCCATATCCGACTGAAATCGGTGAACTGCCCATAGTTTTTGTGACAGTGCCATCAGAAAGCGCTGCCAGTAATGGCCGACATGCCCCGGATTTTACACGGGTTGTTCAATTGGAAGTTGTGGCGCGGGTAACGGCACAGAGCCCGGCTACGGTGCAAGCTCTTCTGGATCGTATTGCTGAAGATATCGAGATGTCGATCATGTGCAGCCAGGACATCATGGGAATGGTTCAGCAGGTGTCGAGCATTGAGACGGAACAGCAGGTATCGGCAGAGGCTGCAGATATAATTGGCGCGGTCCGCCTGACATTCGGCATGGAATATACGCAGGAATATCCAGTCACGGAGCTAGGGCAGCTTACTGGTATTTCAGGTGCAATGACTGGCACCATTCAGGCGGGTTTCTCCCAGACGTTCCCTCAGGAGAACTAATCTCAAATGTTTGTAAAACCAGCTCCGGGCCGCACGGTCCGGTGGCCGGCATCCTTGCGTCTTCTGTCTGAACAGGGGGCCGAGGTGCCGTCCACGGCTTTCTGGCTGCGCGCTCTGGCGTGTGGTGATGTGCAGAAAGCTTCTCCAGTAGTGCAGGCCACGGCCACAGCACAGTCCGCCACAATTGAGCCAAAAGGGACCGCCGCATGAGCAGCATCATGGTTCCGGGGTATTCGACCAGCAACCGTGTGCCCGGCTTTTATCTGGCTCTGGACAACACCGGCGCCAATACCGCCAGTGCCGCCCGCCGCATTCTGCTGGTCGGTCAAATGCTGGCCACGGGCACAGGCACACCCGGTGCATTGGCAATTTCGGGTGGGGTCAGTGATGCCATCGCCAAATATGGCGAGGGCTCCCAGTGCCATATCATGGTCCGTGATTACCGGACGATTGATAGCTCTGGCGAAGTCTGGGTCCTGCCTCTTCTGGACGATGCGGCCTCCCAGGCCGCCGTGGGAAGTTTTACGCTGGCGGGCACAGCTACAGCGGCAGGCACTCTGGCGCTGTATGTTGCCGACCAGCTTGTGCCAGTGGGCGTGTCAGTGGGGGATACAGCGGCGGCTGTGGCAGCCAATGTGGTGATCGCGGCCAAGAGTGTGACAGGGCTGCCAGTCAGTGTAACGGCAGCCGCGGGTGTTGTCACGGTGACAGCCCTGAACAAAGGGCTGGCTGGTAATGCCATCCAGCTTGGCGTCTCCCTGCTGGGGACCGCAGCCGGCCAGAGCATTCCGTCCGGTCTGAGCGTGACCATTGCCCAACCGTCGGGTGGAACACAGAACCCCACCAGCCTTGCTACGGCTCTGGCCAGCATGGGCACCCGTGTTTATGATCTGGTGGCCCATCCTTATACCGACACGGCCAGCCTGACCGCGTTCAAGGACCTGTTCGATAACAGCATTGGCCGCTGGTCCCCCATGGAGCAACTCTATGGGCACCACATCACCGCCCTGCGTGGCACCTATGGTGAGGCCACTACGTTTGGTCTGGCGCAGAACGACCCGCACGGGACCGTTATGCCCATCTCGGATAGTCCATCGTCCCCCATGTCATGGGCAGCGCAGCTGACGGCTGTTACTGCCGTCTCCATGCGCGAAAATCCCGCATTGCCTGTGCGTGGTCTGGCGCTGACTGTCATGCCCCCCACCGATGCAGGGCGCTTTGCCTTTGATGAGCGCAATAGCTTCCTCCACGATGGTCTGGCCACCTTTACGGTGGATGACAGCGGAACGGTCCTGACCGAACGGCTGGTGACCACCTATCAGGAAAACGCCTCTGGCGTGCCTGACGACAGCTATCTGGACATTGAAACGCTGCTGACCGCCCAGGTCTGTATGCAGGACATGCGCACATATCTCGCGTCCCTGTATGCCCGCTACATCCTTGTGGCAGATGGAACCAAGATCCCAGCAGGCGCTCAGGCGACCACGGCCCAGCTGATCGCGGCATCTGCAGTTGCCCGTTACCGCTGGCAGGCAACACAGCTCTGGGTCCAGAACCCGGATACGTTCGCAGCCAAGATTGTCTACCAGAATGCGGGCGGCGGGCAGGTCATGCTGCAATTGCCCTATGACTTTGCCAACCAGCTCTGGGATCTGGCGGCGGACATCCGCTTCACCAAATCGTAAGGGATAGAAAGAAACCATGAGTGTTTATCGTGGCCCTCTCGCGGGGTCTGCCTCCCTTACGATTAACGGCGAGGCATGGAATGTGGTCGGGGAGCTTCAGTGGCAACCAGCCGGGGATGTAAACGAAACCCTTAAAGGGCAGTCCACGGTCGAAGGCTTTCAGTCCATGCCCGGGCAAGGTTTTATTCAGGTTACATTGCGTGACCGGCGCGACCGCAAGGTGTCTGACTTTCAGGGGGCTTCCGGTCTTGAGGTTATTGCCGTTCTGGCCAACGGCAAGGTGATTACCTGCGTGAATGGCTGGCAGGTTGAGCAGATCAACCTCAACACGCAGGAAGGCACCTTCGAACTGAAGGTCGAGAGTGATACCGTTACAGAGGATACCGTATCGTGAACACTCTGACTGATGCTGAAGTTCTGTGTGCCGTAGCCGGGCAGGACGATACCGAACAGGTTGAGGACGGCGTATTCTACCCTGAAAGCACGATCACGACCAAAGATGGTGCTGAATGGAAAGAGCTACGCCTGCGTGAGCCTACAGTTTTCCATAGCTTGCAGGCTGCCAAGGTAATTGGCAAGAAACCGAGCATTGAAAGTATTTATGACAGCCAGATCGATCTGGTTTGTCGTATTTCAGGTTGGCCAAAGGTCGCCGTAGATCAGCTCCCGACACGTATTCTGGATAAAGCCGTAGCCTACGCTTCTGCTTTTGAGGAAAATGCCAGGCGCAAACAGGATGAAGAGCCGGAGTGCCCTGAAAGCTTGACACTGCTGTTCTCTCCGTCAATTGAGGCCGTCAATCAATCGTTTTCAGAAATGACACTGCGCGAGCCAGTTGTTTCCGAGCGGCGTAAATATAAGGCAACGGAATCACGCGGCAGCTTTGCGGACTTCCTGCAGGCTGAGATTGATCTTGTCGGTTCCATAAGTGGCTGGCCACTGGCGGCAGTGCTCAAAATGCCGATCAGCAAGTTTGCCAAGGGTGCAGATTATCTGACCGGTTTTTTTATAGCTGGCCATCAAACTGGGAATCCCTCCCAGCCGATCTGATGGCCTACTTTTCCGGCATGTCCCTGACTGAAGCGGAAGGCCTGAGTGGGCAGATGCTGGTGCATTGGGTCGGGCAAGCCAACCGTATTGCTGAGCGGCAGCGCAAAGAGGCAAAAAATGGGCGCAACCGTTAGCATTGTTCTGGATGCGACCGACAGGGCCAGCAAAAAGCTGGATGCGTTTAACAACCGTATTGCCTCAATGCAGGCACCTATCAGGAACGCGTCCCGCTCTCTCTCACGTTTCTTTTCGGTCTCAGGGGTCAGCGGGCTGCGCAAGGGGATGCAGGACCTTTCCCGCGCAACCTTGAACACTTTCCGTTCGGTGGGGCGTCTAGTGCCTGAAATGGGCACGCTAACAGGGGCGGCCTCTATCGCTGGGGTGTATAAGCTGGCCAGTGCGTGGGCACAGGTCGGCACCAATTTGCGGACCTCTGCTCGGAGCATGGGTATGGCTCCGGGGCGGCTCATGGCATTACGCAATGCTGCGCGGCTATCTGGCGGGTCTGCCGATGCAATGTCAGGTGCCTTGGGTCAGCTCTCCACCCAGAAGTGGGAGGCGTTAAACGGATTTGCGCCCGAGGCAGCAGCTCAGTTTCAAGCTCATGGCATTTCCATGGAGGAACTGAAGAAGCTGTCCCCAGAGCAGCTGTTCGACCGGATTGCCAACAAAATCCGTGCCATCAAGGATCCTGCGGCTCAGAGTATTGCGGCTCTTAAATTGTTCGGGGAGGCCGGGCAGGGCCTGTTGCCTGTGTTTCAGCAATCAGCGCAGGAATATCAGCAGAACATCCGCCTTGCAGAGCGCTATGGCGTCATGAACCAGAAAGGGGCAGATGCTGCAGCCCGGATGCAGAATGCCCAACGCCAGCTTTCTCTGGCTGTGGAGGGGTTTGGCTACAGCGTGGCAGAAGCTGTTGAGCCCGCCATTACTCCCGTGCTCCAGCAAATGGCGGAATGGATAGCGGCTAACCGGCAGTGGATCGCACAGGATATTGCTGGGTATGTCCACCAGCTTGTTACATGGCTTAAAAACGGTGGATGGGACACGATCAAGAGCAAAGTCGCAGGTGTGTTCCAGACAATCTCATCGGTAGTGGACAAATTGGGGGGATGGAAAAGTGCCGCCAAGGATGCGGCAATTGCTTTGGCCGTGCTTTGGGGTGCTCCAGTTCTTACGGGCATTTTGAGTGTCACAACAGCCCTATTGGGCGTTGTCGGGACTATGAAAACCATCATTGGCCTTAAAGGGGGGCTGGCGGGGGCCCTCGCCGGCGGTGGCGCATACGTTGCTGATGAAGCGCTGAAAAAATATGATCCAAATGATAGCCTTGGGGCATGGATTGATAAAAACATTCCCGGCGCATCTGCTATTGATAATGCGGCCAGCTATTTAGGGCTGGGTCGCTCTTATGAAGAGCAGCGACAAGCACAGGCTACCATAGATCAGGCATCCGCAGGGCAGAAAGAAACAGCCCGCAATGTGCAGAAGTTTTTCATGCAGAATGGTTATTCTGCCCAGCAAGCTGCAGGTTTGGTGGCTAATATTGCGCAGGAGGATGGAAACTTTGACCCTTCAAAGGTTGGAGATCATGGAACAGCCTATGGCATCGGCCAATGGCATAAGGACAGACAGGATGATTTCCGCCGCATCATGGGGCGCGATATTCGTGGATCAAGCCGCGAAGATCAGCTCAAGTTCATGCAGTGGGAACTTGATCATCAGAATTACTTAGGTGGTGACGAAATACGTCATGCTCGCACTGCTTCACAAGCGGCGGCTCTGGCTTCTGTAAATTATTTTCGTCCCGGCCTTACGAGAGAAGACAAAATTCGTGAAATGAGGGATCGGGCAGAACTGGGGACGGATTGGTATAATAGTCTCTCAGCACCTCCTGCTCAGATGCCTCCGCCTACTCAGTCGGTAGGGAATAGTGGTTTAGATGGAACAACATCACGGCTGCGGGTTGAGATCAGTCATGACAATGCTCCCCCCGGCTCTTCAGTAAAAGTCACCTCAGCCAGTTCCAACCTGAAAGTAGCGTCCATTACCCAGCAACGGGCGATGGATCCAGCCAATACTGCTCTAGGCAATTGATACATGTCCGGTTCTCTCATCAACACAGCACTGGAATATCTCCAGTGCTCTTTCCGTGCGGTACCGTTTGCCGTTCTTGGAAGCGGGGGAGAGACGGGCCGCAAGCAAGCCGTGCATCAGTATCCTTACAGGGATGGCGTTTATGTAGAAGACCTCGGCAAGAGAGGGCGTGTTTATCATATCCGTGGTTTTGTAACTGGAGCCACGGCAGCTGTGCAACGAGACCTGTTGGTTCTGGCGGCTGAAACGGCAGGGCCGGGCTTGTTGATCCACCCGACTATTGGGGTCGTCAAAGCTGCATGCATGAATTTTGTCTGGGGCGAGCCAGACGGGATTACGGGCCGGATTGATGTTTCGTTCGATTTCCTCGAGCAGAAGGATCTGCTGGGCAGTACAATCAAGGTTGCCCTTGATGCTGCGGCCGCAGCCGCAGCTCTTGTGGCGCAGGCTGTATCCGCCAGCAGTTATGCCAAAACGGCCACCGCCGCTTTAGCTGTTGGCCAGCCTGTTGTTGCCGCAGCGCAGGCAGTAGCAACGGGGTGGGGGAGGGTTGCCAATCAAGCTGTTCGCTCACCTCGCGCTATGGCCTCCGCGATCAGTATCCTTCCTGGAAATAACGGTAGATACACCTCAGGAAACGCTGCGGTGGTCGATAATACGGCCACGGTGTCAACCGTTCTGGCTGATCTGACAACCTCCCGCGTAGCCATGGAAAGTGCCGTGGCGGATCTGGGGGCAGGTGGTACGGCGGATGCTTTATCCAGTGCTGCTCTGAACGTGGCGGAACTGGTACGCACGTCTCTGGCAGATCCCGGCGCACAAATGGCCGCTCTGCTCTCCCTCGCCAAATTCGATGTGGAAGCCAGCGCGACATTGGCCCCCATTGGCGCAGCTATTGCAACGGCCCGTTCTGCCACGGCGGCGATGTGCCGGCAGATGGCTTTGGCATCCATCGCTCTGGCCTGTGCGGACTGGAACCCAACATCATCCGATCAGGCAGAAGCGCTCCGTAAGCTGGTTGCCACGCAAATGGATACGGCAGCTACCGAAGCGGCGGATGAGGGCTACACGGATATCTGGCGGGTGTTACGGGATCTTCGTTCGTCCTTGACCACCTTTCTGGCCCAGCAGGCCAGCCAGTTGCCGGACCAGATTACCGTTGCCCGCAACGGGCCTTTGCCTGCGCTTGTGCTGGCACAACAGCTTTATGCGGATGGCTCCCGATCGGATGATCTAATCGGCAGGGCAAACCCCATTCATCCAGCCTTCATGCCTACAAATTTCCAAGCTTTGTCTTCCTGATCTTGCGGAGCCCCCAATGAGCCTTCTGAGCGATGCATCCACAGTGCTTGGGTATGATAGTCAAACGGCTCAGGGCGTTACAATCAGGATCGGCCAATACATCATTACTGGTTGGGAGCGGGTGTCCATTCGCATTGGGCTGGAGATCATGCCTTGGGCAGCCATGCTGGAAACGTCCAGTTGGCAACCCACTGCAACTGGAGGCAGCGACCTTTCAATCAACGAAGGGGATGCCTGCAGTATTCTGATCGGTAATGATCAGGTCCTGACCGGCTACGTCCAAAGCATTGCGGAGGACAATGGGACAGAAGAGCATTCCTTACGGATTATCGCCACCTCAAAGTCGGTTGATGCGGTGGAGTGCTCTGCCCTGTTTTCCACCTATCAGATGAACAATACGACCGTGCTGGGTATTGCCCAGCAGGTCTGCCAGCAGGCGGGTATACAGGTCAGGTCCATTGGCGGGGCTGGGGATACCAATATCCAGCAGTTCTCCGTCATTCTGACCGAAACCGCGTATGAGGTCATCGAGCGCGCTACGCGCTTGGCCGGGTGCCTGTTTTACGATCAGCCAGATGGCAGCATCGTACTGGCCCCACTGGGTACCAAAAATGTCGGGTGCCTGACGGTGGGGCAAAATATCGAGCGCATGTCCGTCCTTCGCTCGCTTAATGGCCGCTACAGTAATGTGCAGGCCATCATTCAGAATATGGCGGTGCTGTTCACTCCCCCCGATGACGGGAACAAGCAGACACAGCAGATGCAGGCACAGACCGCTCCCGTACAAGCATCTGCGAATGATAGCGGGGTAAAGCGACCGCGCACACTGCTCATTCCGGTTGAAACGGGGGATGCAGATTACGCTGTGGCTCGCCAGCGAGTGCAGTGGGAGGTCGCGCGCCGCTACGGGCGATCACAGGTGGTGGAAATAACCAGCGATAGCTGGCGGGACAGCAACGGGCACCTATGGCAACCCAACACGCTCTGTACGGTTTCGCGCCCCCAGACAGGCTTCAAAAAAGAGCTTCTGATAGCCGAAATTGAATTCGTGCAAGGCGAGAGCGGAACCCACGCCAATCTGGTTTTGATGCCACCTCAGGCTTTCAAGCCACAGCCTCTGGTGCTTCCTCTGGCCCAGAGTGAGGGTGTAGCAGCCGCAATAAGGAACACCTGATGTCCAACGCATTCAGTCGATTGGGCAGGCGCGTATCCATGGCGCTGGGGTTGGGGCGTCTGACATCCAATACGGATGAGCAAGCCTCTACTCACACCGTGCAGGCGGCACTGGCAGGCGGAGAACTCCGCAGTGATGTGCCGCTACTCCAGCAGGTTGGTTTCCACAGCCGCCCTCTGCCAGGGTCTGATGTCGTGGTGCTGTTCCAGGCGGGGGACAGATCGCGTGGTGTTGCCGTGGCAACCGGTGACCAGAGATATTATCCCCGTGACCTGCAGCCGGGTGATGCATGCCTTTACCATGTCAAAACAGGTGCGCGGGTGTGGCTCAAGGCGGATGGCAGTATTTCCATCTCTACATCAGGCCCCCTCAATATCACTGCATCTGAGGCGGCCTTTAACTGCCCCATAACCAGCACCGGAGATATTTCGGCAAAGGGGGACGTGCTGGCCGGCAAGATCAGCCTGACTAATCACAAGCATCCCGTGCAGGCTGCGCCAGGTACAACAGGAGCACCGGAATAAAATGGATATTGCTCTTTCGTGGAATGTCGCACGCGGCAAAGGGGAGTGGATTATCAGCGGTGGTGACCTACTGCTTGGTAGCGCTCTGGCCTCTGCCGTAATGGTCAGTCTGTTCTCGGATAGGGTGGCGCCGGAAACCATAACCGCGCTTGACGGTGCTGTTGGCATTTCTCCCGCAGCCGGCGCTTCTGGATCTCGCACCAACAACCGCCGTGGCTGGTGGGCCGATGCCTGGGCAGACAGCCCCATAGGCTCGCGGCTGTGGCAGATGGAGCGCGCCATAAAGGCCGGGCAGTCCAGCGTCCCGCGTGAGGTCGAGGCCATATGTCAGGAAGCCCTGCAATGGCTGGTAGATGATGGTGTGGCGCAAAGCGTGGTGGTGGCCGCCCAATGGAGTGCAACCAACAGGCAGGCGGTAGAATTCCGCGTGACTGTGCAGGAGCCCGGGCAGGTTGCCCCGCAGGTATTCCTGTTCTCTTGGGCATGGAAAGGGCTGTAATGCCATATGCAAGACCAACCCTGACTGACCTGCGCCAGCAGGCATTGCAGGATGTTCTGGACGGCGGGATAGCAGGTGTTTCCGCAGTGCTGCGCTTTTCAGTCCTCAGTGTGCTCTGTTACGCGCTAGCGGGTCTTACATACCTTCATTACGCCTATCTGGACTGGATATCCCAACAGGCTGTTCCTTGGACTGCAACGGACGAATATCTGGAAAGCTGGGGGGCTTTGAAAGGCGTTACCCGCAAGGCTCCGTCCGCTGCATCTGGTAGCGTTGCCTTCAATGTCACGGGGGATGGTACCATTCCGGCTGGCACCGGTATCGCGCTGGCTGGTGGTTTAATGGCCACAACAACGGCAGACAGCACAACCAGCAATAGTGTGGCTACGGCCCCGGCCACATGTAGCGTAACAGGAAGCGCTGGCAACATACCAGTAGGCAGCCTTGCAACATTATCCAGCCCTGTCCCTGGCATCCAGACAGTGGGGCAGGTGTCTTCAGCGTTTGGTGGTGGAGCTGATCTTGAGGAAGAGGAGGACTTCCGCTCCCGCGTCCTGCTTGCGTGGCAAGGGGATGGAGAAAACGGCAAAAAACAGGATTACATAGACTGGGCTCTGGCTATCCCCGGCGTAACCCGCGCATGGGTTAACCCTTTGGGTTTTGGGGCTGGAACAATGGTAGTTTATCCCATGCTGGATGCTGCCAACGCAGCTAGCGGTGGCTTCCCGAACGGGACTAATGGGGCCAGTGATTCGGATACACGGTATGCCACAGCGACAGGGGACCAACTGGTCATTGCCAATGCGCTTTATCAGTCTCAACCAGTCGATGCTCTTGTCATCGTCTGTGCCCCTGTCGCCCAACCCGTAGACTTTACAATAGTCGATCTGGGGACCGGGAATACGGTTGCGAACCAGGCCCTTATCAAGGCCGCATTGACCGATATGTTCCTGCGCCTGTCAGCTCCCGGTGGAACGATACACCCCAATAACTGGGATGAAGCCCTGTCAGCCCTTAATCTAAGCACCTTCAGCGTGTCTGAACCTACGGGGCCAGTTACGGGTGCCAATGCAGCGGCCATGCCGATGCTGGGTTCCATCACTTTCGAGAGCTGATATGCCGCCAGTCTTCACCAAAGATATGTTTCGGTCGGCCTTCATGAGCCTTCTTCCCACCGGGCCGATCTGGCCTCGGGGCGAGGGGAGTGTTCTTTACAAAATTAGTGGCGCATGGGCTGCCAGTTTTGCACGTAGCTCTGACCGGGCAGGTAATCTGCTGGTTGATGCGTTTCCCACCAGTACAACCGAACTGTTGCCTGAGTGGGAGGCAACACTTGGGCTGCCAGATCCATGCGCTGGGGTGAACCCCAGCATTGAGCAACGGCGGGCACAGGTTGTGGCCCGACTGACCGATACCAACGGGTGCTCTGTCCCGTATTTCATCGCTTTTGCTAAAGCCCTTGGCTACGACATCACCATAACGCAGTTTGCTCCCCGGCGCTTTGGGGCACGTTTTGGCACACCATTTGGAGGTGATGCCTGGGCCTACGCATGGCAGGTCAATGCCCCCCAGTTCACAATCAACCGGCTGAAGTTCGGTGACAGCTTCGGCCAGCCTTGGGCGCAGTGGAGCAATAATGTTCTTCAGTGCGAGCTGAAGGCCCGCGCCCCAGCCCATACAATCCTTTTATTCAATTACGGGAACTGACATGGATCTGCTGATAGCGACAAACACAGTCCCACAGGAGCAGGCGGATAAAGCACCCGCCTCCGGCACGCCCGGGTGGGCCACGGACGGGAACCCTGCTACCGGCCAAATGGCGACCGATGCACCTGCCTGGCACTACAATATGATGATGTCGGAATTGCTTGCCATCATCAAAGCCGCTGGCTTCACGCCCAGCAATTCTGATTGGTCACAGGTCCTCAAGGCCATGCAGACCATATTTTCTCCTGCGCAATATGGTGTTGCCCCGTATAGCGCACAACTCGCGCAACTGGTGGGCGGGTACCCTACAGGCGCTATCGTGTTTGACGCTGCAGGAAATTACTGGCGTTCGACCAAAGACAGTAACCTGAGTGTTCCCGGCGTAGATGGGGCAACGTGGGAAAGTCTGTTTAACGGGCTTGCTACCCAAGCCGCCCTGACTTCGGAGACGCAGCAGCGCAGCGATGCAGACCAGGCACTGGACAAGGCCATCACGGATGAAGCAGCAGCACGGATAGCAGCGCAGTACGTTCAGTCTGTTCCGGGAACAGGCCAGACACGCATTACGTCCCTTGTGGAAAATTCGGACGGGCGCGCGGTATTCGGAGATGGAACAAACACACCCGTTCTGGCGAACCTTGCCGATCTTCCGTTGTCCAGCCCATCTTTGCAAATACAGAATTTTACTGTGTCTGGCCCGAACAGCGGGGCTGTAATAACGACATTTCCTGTGGCGTTCAAAGCCGGGACTATTCCGCTAGTCTGGCTTCGAATAAATAACGAGCCAAACTCAAACGCATGTACTCGTGTGGCTCATCTTAGTATAGACTCCAATTATAATGAGATAATAAGTAATACCGGTTTCCAATGGTCAGCGACATACTTAGCTAATACAAGTAACGGCAACTCACTGGTACCATTTTCCCTATCTGTCCTCGCGATAGGAGAAAGACAATGAGCACTCTGGACGAACTGAAAACGGCGTATCCGGCTAGGTACTACGCCAGTCTGGATAAACCCTGCGCGTGGTACGATATGTGGTCGTGTATTTCTACGGACGGATTGCCACCGGCAAATACGCTGTACGCTATGACAGACGCGCAATGGGAGGCAAAGGGCGGCAATACAGGCACAACAAGCATGTATGTAGAGAATGGCAGACTGGTCGATTATACGCCGCCTGTTGTTGTCGTGCCGCTGAAAACACAGGCGGCCTCGGCAATGGTGTGGATACAGCAGCAGGCCAATCTGGCCTCTGCCATGGGCGAGGTCTTTACGGCGGATATGAAAGCGTATGTGAAAGCCATCGCCGCCATAGCTGGCGGCACGGACACCACCAGCACGGCGCTGCCTGTCCAGCCCACGGATGTGATGGAAGCAGCTACTGCCTGACCAGTATCGCCCCGTCTGCACCGACCTGCCGCCCCGTGAGGCGGTTTTTTTATGCCTGGATAAAATGAATGACCCAACCACAGTGCGCAGGCCCATGCGCGGCTGATGATGACCTGCGCGTGATCGTGGACAGCCACGCCCGCCGCCTTGATGGACTGGAGGACGATGTGGACACACTCAAGTCCGGCCAGTCCGCCATGATGGAGAAGCTGATCTCTGTTGAGGCACAGGGGCAGGAGCGCGAGCGCAACCGGGCTGTTGAAGCATCGGACACGCGCAAGGCGCTGACGGATCTGACCAAGCAGATTGCTGAACATACTGGCGCACAAAAGCGGCAGAATGAGCTGAAAGAGCAGGAACTGCGGGCGGTAAAAATCCGTGGTGAGAAAATCAAGATATGGGGGACAGTCATCGGCATAGTTGCCACGCTAGGTGGCATGGTCGGTGGAACGCTCCTTTCCAGCCAGACATGGGATGACTGGGCGTTTGGTGGCGTGCATTTCCTTCATCGCCACCCGCATAGCGATGAGGGGAAACAGGAGGCAGGTCAGCATGAGCGGCCTTAATCTTCCTCAGTTCAAGGCTCAAATTGTTCAGCCTGTTGTTATGGCTATGGGACAGGGTGGGGATGCCGCAGTTAACCTGCTGACGGGCACAGCTCTGGCAGAAAGCGGATTATGCTACTTGGAGCAGATACAGGGCCCGGCCCTTGGCCTGTTCCAGATGGAGCCTGCAACGCATGCTGATTGCTGGGCCAACTGGCTCCGTTACCAGCCCGACCTGGCTCAGCGTATTCTGCTGCTATGTGGGCTGACGGGTTCGCCAGACGCGGGCGCAATGGTTTGGAACCTGCGCTATGCATGCGCCATGGCCCGGGTGAAATACCTGCGCTCACCAGCCCTTCTACCTGTTGCCAACGATGCGGCCGCGCTGAGCGCCTATCACAAGCAGAATTACAATACGGCGTTTGGTGCGGCCAATGCGGCCTGCAACGTCGGGTTGTTCCAGCAGGCAATAGCAGCCTGAGGAAAGGAGCCAGCCATGCGGCTTGCTCTGTTGCGCCAGATAGCATGGCGTCTCTTGATCAGGGAAAAACTTATGGTGGATACACCGCCCCAGCCCGCCAGAACGGCTGCGCTGACAGCAAAAGCTGTGAGCAAGCCAACGGTTCTGGTCGGGATTGTTCTCAGTATTCCTGACCCCTACCGCGAATATGTGCTGCTGGCATGGATGGCCGTAGCACTAGCCTGCACGGATCTGACACCTCCTGTCGGCCATGGCCGCATGCAAGTTGTTCTGATGCTGGCCTACCGGACACTCAACTTTATTGCCTGCAACTGGGGGGCTGCGGCCAACGCGCTGACGACCCTCTGGATCAGCAAGGGGAGCGATCTTCGCCCCCCGGTTGTAGCCGGGCGGGCAATTGTTCCGTCCAGCCCTTTGGCGCGGGACAGTCCCCCGGAATAACCCCGCCTTTCTCCCCCAACCAACAGCCGCCCGAAGAGGCGGCTTTTTTTATGGAGCAATCCCATATGAACGAACTTCAGTCCGCCACGGCCCTGAATGGTCTGGTCTCCCAGATTGCTGGCAAACATGAGGATGCTGCGGTTAAGGCCGACCTCAATCTGGCCGGTACGGCAATCAGCTTGCTGGTGCAAACGCTGGTGCCCCGGCTGGATCCAGGGCTCGACCTGAATGGGGTGGATACCGCCCTGTCCGAAATTTTCTCCGGCATGACCAAACTGGCCGCTCTGACGGCGGGAGCCACGGCTGCCGCGCAGGTACCGCAGGCCCCTGCCACAGACCCCACTCAGGTTTCGGCCTGACCTACTCGCCCCGTTGCAAATGCAGCGGGGCTTTTTTTGCTTTCTGCCCAAAGGCTCAATGATGAAACCGAGTTCTCTGCGTAATATCCTGCGCTCCGGCACGCCCGAGAGTGTTCATCCCGTTCAGATTGAGGCTGTTGATCAGGGCAAGCGCCGCTTTATGGGGTGTGCCCTTATGTCAGTGGGCGCTCTGGTGGCCATTGCCACCACGTCCGGCTGCTCCGTCACAACCACAAATGGCGTAACAACCATCACGCTGGACGTGGCAAAAGTGAAAGCTTACGGGCAGGCAGGCCTGAATGCGGCCGCCACCGTAAGCAGCTTCCTGTCCGCATTTCCCACACTCGCGCCCTATGCCGCAGCTATCAGCGTTGCCGATACCGCGCTTTCCGGGGCACTGTCCGCGTTCTCGAATGCTGCCGGATCCACGCTGACCATCAATTATAATGATGCGACGTGGAAAACCCGTGTGAGCAGCATTCTTGCCGGTATGACCACGGTCTCCGGGGCGATCAACAGCGCCATTTCCGGGTCAGGCTCCATTCTGTCCGCCACGGTTATTGCCGATGCTAAAACGGCAGATAATGCCCTGATCACCATCATCAGTGTGTTTGAGGCGTTGCTGGGCATTTCCTCCACTCATGCGCCGGTTCGGGCGCGTATGACCCGCGATATGGTGTTTGTGGGGGCTACCAACCCTGCCACAGGCATGACCGAGGCGAAGGCTCTGGCCATTCTGGGGGCGAAGTAATGCGGCCATGCGCCTTGATCGCCTCGGCCGGGGCCATTCTGGCTGGAGCGTGGGTTGCAAGCGTCTGTGTGCGGGCATGGTATCTGTGAGCGGGCGCAAGCTTGGGTGCCGTCCGGCTGTTGTTCTGCCGGGGCAGCCCCGTTTGGGTGGCCTGCGCATGATGGCCCGCAAGGCTCCTTCCGTGCTGGACCGGTCGCATATTAATCCGGCTCCGCTCATGTTGGGAAACGACCAGATTGGAGATTGCACCAGCGTAGGGCTGGCTAATGCCCTGCGTGCCACGGCGGCCCTCGGCGGCTTCCAGATCGGTGTGGATGACGACAGCGTTATCCAGTTCTATGCCGAGAGCACCGGATACAGGCCGGGCTGTCCAGAAACAGATCAGGGCGGGATAGAAGTTGAGGTTCTGAGCTTTGCCGCAGGCGTTGGCTACCAGCTTGAAGCGGGTGCTTACTATCCCCTGTGGGGCACAACCGATGCACAGGATCGCAACGCTCTGGCTTTGATTATGGCCAGCCTCGGGACTGTCTATCTCGGCGTGCTGCTTTCCCAGTCTGACATGAATCAGATTGAATCGACCAATGGCGCATGCGTGCTGGAGGCGGACAACGGCGCATATGGGGATACCACGCCAGGCAGCGCTGGCGGCCATTGTCTGCTGGGCTGGAGTTATAGCGGCCTGTCCGATTCCGACACGGTAGACCTGCTGACGTGGGGCGCAATCCAGAAGGTCACATGGGGATGGCTGCGCAGCCGGATCATGGAGGCCCATGGTCTTGTCTGGCCGCAGCTCACATTGGCCAACGGCCTGTATCCAACTGGGCCAGATATTGATGCGCTCAAAGCGCAAAATGTGGAGTTTCTGACAGCATGACAGTCATTGCATTCACCGCCACCGCTATCGCCGGGGTAGCCGTAGGGCTCCTCGGTGGTTTTGTTTTTTATGCTTATGCCGCGAGTAATTCACAATGACCTATCTGATTTCCATCGGGTGTGGCGTAGCCGGTCTCGTGGTCGGTTTCTTCGCGGGCGTTTACTGGCTTGCTCTGTACAGCCGGACCATAGGATGACGGCCGACTTTGAGTGTGGCGCCATTGCCGGGGGCGCATTTGTTGGCCTCGGCACTCTCCTGCTGGCGCTCATATGGCGCTGGCGGGCAAGCGCTGGCAGCTTCTGGAGCCAGCTTACGAAGGGGCAGGACGATGCGGATTAAAGCGTTGGCCTGCCTTCTGGCTCTCTCTGCCTGCTCCACCGTTCCCATGCGGGCAAAGCATGACCTAATCGGCATGCCCCGCTCGGACCTTATCGCCTGCGCTGGCGTGCCGGATAACGCGACCACCCTGCCCGATGGTGAGGTGCTGCAATGGCGGCAGGACCAGCAGGTGCAAGGGCCGTTTACGATCAAGGGGCCGCTCTCGCTGGAGCTGGACCTGTCCGGTCATGGCACATGCCACTTTGTCGCCCGTTTGCGACAGGGGCGTGTAGCGCAGGTGGAATATACCGGGCCGAGCGGTACGTTGCTCGGCCCGTACTCGGCTTGTCGGCCTTTGGTGTTGGCTTGTGAGCGACAAGCTCGCTTGGCGTTAAAAAGTGAGTGA